CTAATTGATTACTTAGATGTTGTTGAAACTCCACACTCGGAAGCATTTGAAATGCCAAAACTGTTGAATGACTTTAAACAGTTTTACACACAATACGATCAACGTCGTGGCAAAAGTTTTGACAAGTGCTTTTCTAAAATAAGCGAATGGTATAATAATTTATGAATATAGAACAGCACATAGAACAACTGAAAGCTGAGTTTGATGTTTTAGCAGTAGTAGATTTAACTGAATGGACTGAAGATTTTACTTTGAGTCGTAATTGGTTAGAACATGCTTGCAAGAAGTTACACCAAGACCCTTATGCACACAATCAACGTATAGTGTTTTCTCATCAGCAAGATTTTTATATTGATCCTGATCAGTCACCTGGCATCATTGTAGAAAATTTACAAGAAATTCTTAATTTTGTAGATATATCAAACTTTTTCGTTGTACTTGTAACCACTAATCTTAATATCCATAATGAGTTTGCAAAAATTCTTAATAAGGATCAGAATTTTATTACTGTGATTCAATCAGACGGAAAATTTAAAAAGAATGTAATCGATAGTACATCTTTTAAAAATAAAATTTATCGTTATGGATCATCTGATCCTGTTAAAATAGATTTAAAATCATTAACAGATCATGAACGATTTTTATTAACTAAGTCAAAAACATTTTGCATATACCCTTGGATACATCTGCATGCCTACCCCACAGGCGAAGCATATCCTTGTTGTCATGCTGAAATGGGTGCGGGACAAGTGGGCAACTGTCGTAAAAACACATTAGAAGAAATATGGACTGATACACCCATGCAACAACTGCGTGAGGATATGTTAAACGAAACACCAAATGCCACCTGTGGTCGTTGCTACGAACAAGAAGCCAATGGATTCTTTAGCGGACGCAAGTCGGCCAACAAGCATCACGGGCATCAAATTAAAAAACTTGAAACTAATCCGTTTGAAATGACATACTGGGATATCCGTTTTTCAAACTTGTGTAATTTAAAATGTCGCAGTTGTGGTCATATCTTTAGTAGTCAGTGGTATCAGGACCAAGCTAAATTAGCTGGCGGTGATTGGAAGGATCGTAACACAGTGTTAAACTATGCAGGAAGCACTGAAACAGACATGTGGGAACAGTTAGAACCGCATTTGGACTACGTAGAGCAAATTTATTTTGCTGGTGGCGAACCTTTGTTGATGGAAGAACACTACAACATCTTGGAAGAACTAGTACGTAGAAAACGTTTTGATGTGCGATTGATCTACAACACAAACTTCACACACACTGAACTCAAGGGTAAAAGTGTGTTTGAATATTGGCGGCACTTTGACAGTGTAGCAGTGGGTGCCAGTCTCGATGACTCAGGTTCACGTGCAGAATATATTCGCAAAGGCACAGACTGGGCAGTGGTGGAACGCAATCGCCAAGAAATGTTGCAGATATGCCCAGAAGTGGATTTTTACATCAGCCCTACGCTGAGCATAATGAATGCATGGCACCTGCCAGATTTTCATAGAGACTGGGTAGAACGTGGATTGATTCGTGCGCAAGATTTGAATATAAACATACTACAAGATCCACTACATTACAGAATAGATATTGCACCTGTAGAATACAAACAAGAGTTAAGCACAATTTACTCCGATCACATCATGTGGCTACGTGATCAAGATCCACTGCAACGAGCCACACAAGGATTTGAATCAGCTATCACCTTTATGATGGCCACAGACAACACTCACTTAATAGATACTTTTTGGCGCAAGACACACGAGTTAGACGACATTAGAAAAGAAAATATACTAAAAATTATTCCAGAATTGGCAGCATTGAAATGAACGCAAAACAAATAAATCCTAAATTACATATCACTGCCAAAGATTACACCAATGCATCAGGTTCTGATTGGCCAACATATGATGATTTTTTATTGGAAAATTATGTAGTCAACCAATCAGTACAGCAAGAAATTAATCAATTAATAATTGACAGCCAACTATTATATAATCAAACAAATACTGTTTATGAGTGGTATCAAGATTCCCCTGTTGAACAATTAAATTTATATGTGACTCCTGCAGATTACAAATTAAATGCTGGGCCAAACTGGCCTGACTACCACGAATATATAAAAGGAATAAAAACAACAAATATATCAACTCAAAAAGAAATTGATACATTTACAAATCAACATCTGAGTCAGGGAATTAAATTTCCAATTGACACTGCTACTGCATGTCAAAGCAAATGGACCTGGAGCACAATATTTTTAAATAAATTGTCCACGGCCAGTTGTCACAGAGTTAATTCTACGGCATTTAACTTGGAAAATTTTGACGATTTTCACAATACTCCAAAAAAACTTGCTGATAGAACACTTATGTTAAATGGCCAATGGCCCAAAGGTGGGTGCGAGTACTGCAGAGATATAGAAGATTCCGGAGGGTGGAGCGATCGTCAACATAACCTGGGCATACGAGGACTTACTCCCGTTGAATTGGAAACTGATCCTACCGCTATACGAGTAAATCCCCGCATAATAGAAATTTTTGCCCAGAATACTTGCAATCTAGCATGCATCTATTGTTCAGGAGACTTATCAAGTAAAATTGAACAAGAAAACAAAAAATTTGGAGATTTTAGATTTGGCGGCGTCTCAATCCCCGTTGTAACTATCCCCACTGCGGCAACACAGGAATATTTTGATCGATTTATTTCCTGGATAGACAAAAATGTACAAAACCTAGTAAGGTTACATTTGTTGGGGGGTGAAACATTTATTCAACACGAATTAATGAATTCTGTGCTAACTGTGTTGGAAAATAGGCCCAACCCTAAGTTGGAATTATGTGTGTTCAGTAATCTTAATGTTCCAGACAGATACTGGGATCTATACATTGGTCGGATCAAAGATTTACAAAGTCGCGGACATATACGATGTTTTGATTTAACTGCCAGTATTGATTGTTGGGGTCCTGAACAACAATATGTTCGCAGTGGATTAAATTTAGAAAAGTTTGAACAACGGTTTGCCTGGGCAAGCGAGCAAGGTTCATGGTTGCGTTTAAATGTAAATCAAACAGTGACATCAATGACTATAAAGACCATGCCAGAATTGATTGAAAAAATTAAATATTATAGTCTGAATAAACATATTGGACATTATTTTCAATTCGTTTCTCCCAATGAATCTTTTCAACACCCTAAGATTTTTGCATGGGATCTCTGGAAAGATGATGCTGAGCGCATTTTGGCAGCGATGCCAACGGACACAGTGGATCAACAAGAAGCAATTCCGCGTATGCAGGGACTGATAAGTTTATTGAAACAGCACACTACAAATGATATAAATGCAATAAAAAAGTTACATATATATCTTGACGAGCTAGATAGACGTAGATCGACTAACTGGCGTACATTATTTTCTTACTTAGACACATGAACATACCACACGATAAATTCTGTGTATTACCTTGGATCAGCATTGAAGCCAGTCCTGTAGGCACAGTGCGTCCGTGTTGCCTTGCAGATGATGAAATCTTAGACAACAACGGAAACAAGTTTGAGTTAAGTACAGCCAACTTTTCGGACATACAAAACAGCCGTCACATGCAACGACTACGTGAACAGTTTCTTGCTGGCCACCGCCCACAAACTTGTCGCAAGTGTTGGAATGAAGAGCGCGGCGGGCGTACTAGCAAGCGCATGCACGCCCTGGACAGACTCAAGCACAGTATTGCGGACACAGAATGGACAGCAGAGGCCAAACCGCTGATGTTTTTGGACTTGAAACTGGGCAACATTTGCAATTTAAAATGCCGCATTTGTGGCTCCTGGAGTTCGAGTCAATTTGCCACAGAAGAAATCAATCAACTACCACGTGAACAACAAAAGTCAAGTCATGCATATCAAATGTTACGTGCCGGCGCCTGGCCTAGAGAAAATGCTCAGTTCTGGCAACAGATTGATAGTGTGCTAACTGACATTCGCTACATTGAATTCACTGGTGGCGAACCGTTCATGATTGACGAGCACTTTGACATGTTGCAAGGCATCATTGACCGTGGTATTGCACATCAGGTGGAAATACATTACAACACCAATGGCACACAATATCCCAAACGTGGTCAAGCAATTTGGCGCCATTTCAAAACTGTAGAAATTGCATTTAGCATCGATGACGTAGGTAAAAGATTTGAGTATCAACGCACCAATGCAGACTGGGCCATGGTACTAGACAATATCACAAGTTTTCAGTATCTAAAAACTCAAATGCCCAACTTGCAGTTGCAGTGTTGTAGTACAGTAAATGTGTTCAATGTGCGCTACATCGACGAACTAGCACATTGGATTGTGTTGCAAGATTTTGACTTTGTTTACTGGAACATGATGCACGATGCATGGTACTTCAGTATTGCCACACTGCCGGACACAGCCAAGGCGGTCATTACAGAACACTTGCGTTCAGCACATGTGCCACCCGAGTATCGTGCGGAGTTTGATCGCATCACAGACTTTATGAACACTGGTGCGAGCACAGATGGATTTATGTTACGCATGAAAGTTGCAGATTTAGACCGTAAACGCAATCAAAACTTACGCTCAGTTGAGCCTGAATTTGCTGACTTAATTGACTACCCATGAGCCTGTGCATGGCGCCTTGGGTGCATACTTACTTGAGTCCACAAACAGAAAGGCGCATGTGTTGTGCGTCAAGAGAACCTGCGCAAAATTTTAAACAGTATATAGACACGGCTGCAGGCTCTGGTCAATACATTCCTATTACCTTGGAGCAACATTGGAATTCACCGCACATGATGAGTGTGCGCAGTAGAATGATGACAGGAGAAACCTTGCCTGAGTGTGAAGTGTGCAATGACAAGTTATTGAACACTGATGTTTACCGCACATATTTTTGGCAGTTGTTTAAACATAAGTACCCTGACATCTGGGAAACCACTGACACCTCTGGGCGCACCACAATGCAACCCGTGAGTTGGGATTATAGATTCAGTAACTTGTGCAATTTCAAATGTCGCACATGCGGTGACATGCTGAGTAGTAGTTGGGAAACAGAACAGAAACAACACAACATGGTTGACTGGACCAATCCCAAGAATACTTGGATGCGATCTGACGTGCGGCAAGAAATTTCTGCATTTCAAGACAGTCAGATTGAGCAGGAATTTGCTGATGCTGTGGAACAGCATTGTGTTGAAGAAGTATACTGGGTGGGTGGCGAACCACTGATGTACGAACAACATTGGCGTTACATGAAACGCATAGTTGAATTAGGCGACGGATCCAAAGTGTATGCTAGATACAATACAAATCTATCCAGAGTGGATTATCGAGGTGTTAATTTATATCGCGATATTCTCAGCAGGCTGCGCGACTGGCAGATATGTGCCAGTCTCGACGGCACAGGCACAATTGGCGAATACATTAGAACAGGCCTTGAATATGATCGCTGGCTTGAGCATTTTGGTCAAGCAGTTGAGATCCAACGTAACAGACGTCAAGTACGAATTGACTTTACGCTCACTCTGCCCGGAATGTTCGAAGTTACACGCATTAGACAACTTGCACAGCGATTCGGAGTTGACGTCCTGGCTAAAGTGATATTTGCATTCTCACCAGACATTGTGATGAGTCCCTTGGCCCTGCCTAGAGCATTGTTGGATACATGGGTAGACGAACTTGTGCCTCAAGTAGATGGTGCGTTGCGTGACATATTGTTACAACTGAAAATCAGACCCACATTTTCTGAACAATGGCCCAACGAGTATGCCAAAGGACTTGTTCGGGGCAAAGCTCGTGTGTTACAATTAGAAAGCATACGCACACAGAAGATTACAATGGCTGAAATACTTGCTGATCGTCCCGCAGTGCTGGAATGGTGGAACAACATTGCTTGATAGAATTGAAATAGACCTGCGTGGCGCGGACACACTCACGCTGTACATTGATGTCACAGACAACAGTCTCAGTCGCAAATGGCTGTCGGCATTAAACGACATTATCCGTAACAACTTGCATTTAGAAAAAAACTACTGCTGGCTGGGCTGGACAGAAAGTGTACGCAATGCTGAATATATTGTAGGTCAAATCAATGCCAGCATTGACGCAATCAACTCAGCCGGGTTGGGTTACACCATTGACGATCAGTTCACCGTGGAAGGCACCATACAAGACAACTTGGATGTTGATCATGAGCGTATGAATTGGCTGCACCGGTATTTTGAAGATCTTCAAGGACACTCTGGGCATATGAGTCCTTACTGGGTCAAGGCCGATGCTGGCACACGCTGGCACATACGACAACTTAACTTGCTGTGTCACGAATACGAAAGTCTTGTGTTGAGCATGCGCAAGGTCATGCAAGCACCTGAATGGCGCCGACCCAGTCAACTCATGTGTTGGCTCAATGCACCACGTTTCGCATTAGATTCAGAAGATTATGAACTGTTTGGCATAGACACAATCAACCGACAAATGGGCGGAGTATATGTGGGCGTAAACAAAGCAGTAGGCAAAGCACATTGGGAAGTGTTTAATGACGAAGGTCGCAATGTAGAAGAGTTGGTTACAACCAGTTTACGCAATCAAACAGAAGCCGCTGGAGATTTTGACATAGAATGGGCTAGAGACCCAGGTGCTTATAAGTGGCAAATAAAAAAATTAGCAGACTTTCGTACATGGCTTGTGGCCAATGGGTTTGATCCTGAAGATTCTAGTCTTACTATTGGTCATCCCCGAGTAGCACAGGTTAACTTAACAAAATCATTTGGTACCCTAGATTACAATCAAATCTGGCAACAACTTGCAGGTCATCTTGATGTGTATAAAATACGCACAAGTGATGCTGAAGCTACATATGAGTATTGTTGGAGTGATCAAGACTATGCTGAACAGCAAATAAGGAGACTGAGATGAAATGGATACGTAAACTTTGGGACAGAATTACTTTAGAAATTCGTTATCGTAAGAAGTTGAAAGAACTTCGCAAACGAGATCCGTTTATCTACAAATGAATAGCTGGGCATTAATGTTGGCGTTGTCAACTCATCTGGGATTCTCAGGTGATTACAATAACATACACCCTCATGTAAGATACACGTCAGAAACTTCTTATATCACAGGTGCATACTATAATTCTGACTACCGACCCAGTGTTTATGCCGGACGAGAATTCAAGTTTGATTTTGCCACTGTAGAACTTGGTGCTGTGACCGGATATAGTGCTACACCATTGGCGCCTTTTGTTAGAGCAAAAAAAGGTAATTGGTGGGTTGCTCCAGGTTACGAAGTCAATAGTAACCGTGCTGGTATTGTAGTAGGATATGAAATAACTTTCAAGGAGTTTGGAAATTAATATCTTGGGAATATCAGCTGGCTATCATGATGCTGCTGCCTCAGTGATCAACTCACAAGGCGACATCGTGTTTGCTGGCCATAGTGAGCGGTATAGTAAAAAGAAAAATGATGCAGACATCCACAAAGACTTGATATGGGACGTATGCAATGTCGGCGGCATTGATCATGTGGCCTACTACGAAACACCCTGGAAAAAACAACTACGCCAGTGGTACAGCGGTCAGGGCATAGAGTGGAACAAGTTGACCACAAAACAAATCCTCAAGCAACAACTCAAAGGATTTTTTCCAACAGCATCGCACAGTTGTCACAGTCATCATTTGAGCCATGCAGCCAGCGGATTTCAAACAAGTCCATATGACCGTGCCACAGTGGTGGTAATTGATGCCATAGGCGAGTGGGACACAATCACAATCTGGGGAGCAGAATATGACAGAAAAGGACGAGCACAGTACAAGCGACTGTGGGCACAACGATATCCTCACAGCCTGGGTCTGTTTTACAGTGCAATTACTAAGCGTGTGGGCCTACACCCACTAGACGAAGAATACATCACCATGGGCATGGCAGCATATGGTGATGATCATTATCATGATCTCATGGAAGCAGTGTTGATCAGTGATCCCGGTACTGCACAGTTCAAACAAAACTTACATGCCGGAGTTAGTGACACTTTCATGGGTGGACTGGATAATGTGGATATTGCTGCTGCCGCGCAGCGATTGTTGGAACGCTTGATCGGCAACGTCATGCGTCGGGCCAGAGACTTTGGGTGGAGCACCAATCTTGTGTATCAAGGTGGTGTTGCACTCAACTGTTTGGCCAATAGAAAATTAAGGAGATTTTTTGATGATATATGGATTATGCCTTGTCCTGGTGATGCTGGCAGTAGCCTTGGCGCCGCAGCCCTTGTTTACAATAAGCGCATTAATTGGACTAATGCTTTTTTGGGCCATGACATACCTGGTAGGTATCCTGTTGATGCTGCCGTTGGTGGTCTCTTGCGTGATGGCATTGTTGGTGTGGCTAGCGGTCGCGCCGAATTCGGACCCAGAGCACTAGGAAATCGTAGCCTACTGGCTGACCCACGTATGCCCAGCATAAAAGATCAAGTAAATGCAATCAAGCGCAGACAAAAGTTTAGACCCTTTGCGCCAGTCATATTAGCTGAACTGGCTGATCAATACTTTGACATCAAGCCAGGCTGGCATACTCACAGTTATATGCAGTCAGTGGCTCATTGTCGCCAACCTGACGTTTACCCTGCCATATGTCATGTTGATGGCACCAGTAGAGTACAAACGGTGGCAGCGGATGGATCAGGAATAAGACAGTTGTTGGAAGCATGGTACGCCAAAACAGGTTGTCCCATGTTGCTGAACACCAGTTTGAACATACGTGGCGAGCCCATGGTCAATGATCGTGCAGACGCTGACCGTTTTGAAATGCTATATGGTGTAACAGTATACTCATGATCAAATCTACAAAAACTCGATATTGCAATGAATTTTGGTACCACAGTAATGATCTAATGATTGGTGCCAGCCTTGCTCGTTACGGAGAGTACAGTCAATGCGAAATTGATTTTATCCTGAGTTTTTTAACTGATAGTGCTGTGGTATATGATGTGGGAGCCAACATAGGATACCATACCACAGCATTTGCCACACGGGCCAAACGTGTGTATGCGTTTGAACCACATCCGGGTAACTATGCGTTGTTAGAAAAAAACACTGAAGAATTTGACAATGTGTTTTTAGGACAGTACGCAGTGAGTGACCGCAAGACAACCTGTTACATTTCAGATTATGATCCTGATCAGACAAGCAATTTTGGTGCTGTTAGTGTTGTTGCCCACACCACAGGAATTCCGGTTACTGCCATTGATTTAGATACTGCTGGACTGGACCCACCAGACTTTATCAAGATTGATGCGGAAGGACATGAACTACAGGTGTTGCAAGGTTGTGAGCAAATCATACAACAATATTGCCCTGTGGTATACTATGAAGCGCATGAATCACAGGACCTTAGAGACATATACTTGTTGTTGAGCGAAGATAGATATAGATTTTATTGGGCCCAAGTCAACAATTATAATCCTGCAAATTTTGCCAACAACACAGACAATGTATTTGGAGGTACAGCATTGATGAGTATATTGGCCTGGCCTCGTCACCTGGGCGAGTTGCCGATGACCCCTGTGTTAGGCGCCGACGATACTGCCAATAGATTTTATCTAGCTGGACATCCTTAGAGATAAGTCTCCAGGCCACCGCGACGTCGAATGTCTTGAGTGCAACAACTGATACCACCATCCCAAAAGTAACTGTGACGAAGTTCTGAGATGATGGGTTCTATCCGGTGCTTACGGCAATAGTCAAACACTTCTCGGTTGTATGCACTGAATATAACGTGAGACTCATCCAACACCAGGCAGTTGACATCAAAAACAGTTTCAGCAACAAATCCAATCCACTTGGTTAGATAAGTGTTCACAAAGTCTGTAAACTCAGGTGTGGGTGTTTGTCCTTGCACATACCACGCACCTGGGCTAGACTCATACTTGAACTTGCCAACTTCCATAGCAGCCCAGATACTACTATCCCATATTTTGCAAACGTCCCATCCTGGAAAGTCTGCAGCCAAGTTTAAATTTACGTCATGCTTGCTACTCAGCAACACTCCTGGCTTGAGTATGGCAAACACAGCATCGCCGTGTCCATCTGTGATTGCTTCGTGTATTCTATATTCGGGCCCTAGCACATTGTCCACAATCCAGCGAGTTTGATCTGGACGTAAAAAACCGCTATTGTCAAAGAACACATCACGACCCACACGCACAATGCAACTGGCACTGGCACCATTTAAAATACAATTCTCGTCCCACCCTGTGGGTCCATGTGGGTTGATAACTGAATTAGGTTGTACTGCTTCGTACTCAGCACATAATCCATCTAACTCTTGCATAGCTAGTACACGCAACAACTTATTACCTAGTGTGATCTGCCAGTCTCTTGGTGTGAGTGGCGGTAGTGGTGCACCTTCTCCACTTATTTGATTTTGTTGAAATTGGTGTTTGTTGGGAAGGTTGGGTCTTTGTACTCGCGCACCATAAGTCTCAATGGTTTTTTGCAAATTAGATAAATCTTCCTCAGTTTCATATAATATCTGTTGCAGTTGATTTCGCACTTGAGCATTTTCGATAAAGTCAAAATAGTCTGGTGTATATGCACGACCCACAATAACTTCTTCTAGTGGTTGCCAACTGGTATATGAGTTAATGGGATTCATTGATTTCCTTGATTAGGGTATTTAAACGGTCCTTCTTGCTGGCAAGAAATAACTGTTGGTTATGTTCTATATCTGCACGACACAGTTCAAACAGTTGTGGCAAATCTGGTTGAGTAAAAAAGATTGATCGAGTCAATGCCATCCAACGCTGTGTGGCATTGGGCTCAAGATCATAACTGTTGTCCAACACCGAATCAAACACACAATATCCCAGATCCCGCAACACTTGCAAACTGCCAGCAGGTCCTGCCACAAAAAACATTTGTCCATGCTTGATAGGTTTGAATGTTTTTTCGGTTAAAAATGCACCACTAGATTCAATATCAAAATGTGTTTCCATTACAATGTTGCAATAACTGTTGGCATGATACTTGGGTACTAGAGTTTTGTGATCATTGCGCTGGTCAAAATCTAACTCGTCGCTGATATATGGAGCTGATTGTAAAAACTTTTCAGTTCTAGTGCGTAATCCTGATATATCATCAATCTCAATAGCACAGTCTACATCCACAAACTCACCTGACTCGCAATAACTCCAGTATGAATTATCTAGTATTCCGTTGTGCTTTAAATCAGCCATGGCCAAGGCACGCCATGATTTGTGCAGTCTGTTGAGCACAGTAAACTCACGTTCTCTTGGATTGTGATGTATCTTTAGTGCAAGGTTTGCTCGGTTGCGTTGATAGTACCAAAGTTCAAAGTCTGTAAAGTACACAAAGTTTTTTAACTGTTTGGCAGCAGTATTGCCACTCACAAACACATAACAGTTCTTGCGCAAATTGTGCTTGGCGCATAGTTCGTCCAGTCTGATTTTAATACGCAAAGGGTTATCACCTTCGTGATAGTAAAACAGCACACGCACATCATCAAAGAACAATCCGGTACGTATGCGTTCAGGCATTAGTTCAAAGTAGTCAATGCTAAAGTCGAAGAAACCCAATCCCACTGGGTACAATACCTCAGCCGGCCATTCAGAATCAATGTCCGTGATGTTTAGTTCAACACCATGTTCAACGCAATACTCTTGTAGACGCAAAGGCACAGTGTACGGATAGTGTCGATCAAAATCTTGATCTAGCGTCTGGGCTAGAGCAGGGTATATTTTACCGTTGACTATTCGGTCCGCTATCAAATTCAATGTCATTCAACATGTCCTTTAGTTCTTGCCACAATATTTGTTCAAAGCCACCGCCATAAAAATGATTCCAGTTGTGCTCTATGATTTCCCATGCACTTTCAAATATGTCTTGACGATGTTCTTCCAGGCCATCTAACTGTTTCAATACCTGTGCAATTTTTTCTATGCGCCGTGAATCATCTGGTTCGTCATCATAACTTTCATCCCACAAGTCACCAAATGTTCGGAATCCATAACTGCGCAGATACTTCAAACTACCTTGTGTGCCTACAATAATAAAAGGCATGCCCATGGCAATGGGTTTGAATGTTTTCTCAGTCAAATGATGTCTACGTCCTGTGGCCACGGTCTCAGTAACCAAATATAACAAACTTTCAGCAGACTGATCAAATAAATCTAACCAGCAAGATTGCATGGGATGACCAGTTTCGTCTTTGAAATTTAATGGCAGCGGCTGGCGTGCAAACACTGTTTCAATATCAGGATACCTTGTGTTAAGTGATTTCACAGCATCCAGTATTGGAATATTCTCTGCAGGACATATACTGGGGCATGATATGTGATTGTCAGTCATGCCCAGTCGGAATATCCAATACAGCATTTCCAATCTGTGTTCACGCTCTCCTGCCACAATGCGATTCGGAGCCAAAAATGTTTGATTAATAGTTCTTTCAGTCCAAGGCTGGATTAAAAAAGTCTTATCGTATCCGCGATACCAATCCAATGCTGCCCAACCATGGAAAAAATAGTAATAATGTTTCCATCCAAATTGGTTGCATACTGCATCAACTGCGTCACTATCGCGTTCACTAGTAATAATTGCGCCTACTTGTCGATTGATATTTAGTGGTTTGTTATATCCACTGTCAATGGCCAATTGATTTAGATGGTTGCGCCGATCTACTGCTCGGTGCAAGTTTTGATTGTTACTAACTACTTGTTTAAATGTAGGTATGTGTATGTTCAAATGAATAGGCTCTTGGTCCCATAATAGTGTATAATTGTGTTCAATTGCATTATCGCTGCCATAATTAATTAAGCTAGCTGGATCAGTTCTGCCAAATGGTTCACACCACCATAATCTTACACCAGGATGATATTTTTTAATCCAAGGCCAGATTGTGTTATCATAAATTTCATCTATTCTAAGCATGTTTGACGTATTTTATTTTTCAGATGGGTATAAGCCAAATTTGTTCCCACACGAGAGATCGGTGGATTCATTCCAGCATGCGCAGAAGTTGAGTCGCACACGATTTTTCTGGATTGTGCATTACTTAGCAGATTACCAAGACTGGGACTGGCTTTTTGAACCCCCTCCTTGGCAAGCCGATCAGCGGCATGCATGGGCCAGTCAATGGCAACCAGATTCGGGCACATACCTTGTGCCACGTGAGGGCTATGAACACACAAACTACCATACAGATCGTACAATCGCAAGACTGAGCAGTCGTGATGGATGGCGCATACCGTCAAACATAGATGCAGACAGTTTTGATTTCTCTTGGCACTCCTTACCCAGCGATCACTACCAACATCATTTCGGCACACAATGGCAATCAGCAGGTGGACCTGTGTATAATTTGGGTGCTGATTCAATCAAACTAGAAACAGCTCAACATGCTGTAGCAAAGCCTACCAAAAAATCGTGGACGGTTCCGCTAGGTGTTGAGCCGGTGGACCAGTCGTGGCATCCAAATCCCTTTGATCCTCCGTACATATACCAGTTTGGCACACAGCATCAACGCACCGGCGGGCCAGTATACACTGTAGCAGGTGCCACAGACATCAAGTATGTGGATCAAATACGTGCTATAACCAATCGAGTGGCCACTGCTGTATATGAAATAGATCACTTGTGTGGTGCGGCAGGCAAAATCGTCAACACCACACGGACTGTGCGCTACTTTGACAACTACAGAGATACACTAATACGCATTGCCAAGAGCATAGGCACCGAACATGAGTTTGTTTGGATATGCAGCAGTATCTGTGACTATACGGATTTTGACTTTTCATGGCATCCTGAACAATGGCAAGCCACCATGTTGCATGTGTTTGCCAGCAATGACCAAAAGTTTGGAGACACCTTCTTCATGCATGTGCCCACATTTGCTGCCAGAGCAGAAAAGAAAGCATTGTTGGAATGGTATGATGTAAACTTTATCAAAACCGCTGTGCCACGTAGACCCATGCCTGTTATACTTCACGATGGTGACAGTCATGTTGATGCAGTAAAGAACACTGACTGGGCAGGACCCTTGGCCACATTTACCAACTACAATTATGTGCCCGGAAACATGGTCACTGTGCCACTGTGGCGCGAAGAGACCAAAACTATCATGCCCATCAGTGACGGTGCCGGCACAGTTGTGGTACCACGTACGGCTGTGCCTCACATAAAGACACAGTTGTATGACTATCCCTACATAGATCGAACACGGCGCATATTGCAAGACTCAGTGTTGGACATTGTATTCATCAGCAACGGTGAAATAAATGCTGGCATTTATTTTGAACATTTGCAATGGACAAAAAATTCAACCCGTGTTGCTGCGAACCAAATACATCATGTGTCGGGCATCAACGGACGTGTGGCAGCATATCAAGAGGCTGCCAGGCACAGTCGCACACCTTGGTTCTTTGCTGTGTTTGCCAAACTAGAAGTAACTGCGGATTTTGACTGGTCGTGGCAACCTGATCGCATGCAACAACCCAAGCACTATATATTTCACGCACACAATCCTGTGAACGGATTGGTGTATGGACATCAGGCCGTGATTGCATATAATAAACGGTTGGTGTTGGAGAACACAGGGCAAGGTCTGGACTTTACACTAGACCAACCACACGAAGTTGTGCCCATTGTGTCAGGCACAGCCATGTACCATGAATCGGATTGGATGTGCTGGCGCACTGCATTCCGTGAAGTGTTAAAACTGAAGGCCAGTTTGCCTGATGTGGAAAGCGAGCACAGACTCAATCGTTGGCTCACTGTTGATACCACAGACGGGCAATGGAGTCGCAAAGGTGCAGAGGATGGTGCAGAGTATTATGATTCAGTTGGCGGCGACTTTGACGCCTTGAAGAAAAGTTATGAGTGGTCTTGGTTGGCCACCTATGCGTTTGTCAAACGCAGTCTAACACCTGATCAATAATGTATTCAACTTCCAAGTCTGTTAGTTCAGGATAGATAGGAAGGCTCAAACATCTACGTGCCAGACTGCTGCCGGCACTGAGCAAGTCTGGACACAGATAGTGTTGATACGCTGGTAACTCGTGCATGGGTGTTGGGTAGTGTACTTTGGTCTCAACACCACGCAAGGCAAGGTTGCGTTGCAAGATATCTCGATTGTCCACATGAATCACAAATTTGTGAAAACAGTGTTTGTCAAAGTTGCTATCATCAATCAAGCAAGTGATCCAAGGCTTGCCCTTTAGCATCTCCATCCAGTGTTTGGCAATGGTTCGCCTGCGTTGTTGCCACTGATCGATATAACGAGTCTTTACCAACATCTGCGCACAGTCTATTTCACTCATTCTACTGTTGGTACCAATTTCTGCGTGTCGGCTGTGCTTGCCATTGCTGATCCAATTCTGGGCAAAATCTTTCAAGCCAGCATTGGCAGTGATCACAGCACCACCATTGCCATAGTTGGCTAGATTTTTTGTGGGATCAAAACTGATGGCACAGTCACCCACACGTTGACAGTCATTGCTGAGCCAGTGTTGTGCCCCATCTTCTATGATGGGATGAGTCAGTGCCCATAATGTTTGTGTCATGTTGGCAACAGATTGCCCGTACAGGCCCACGCCACAAATGGCCTGTACGTCTGTGTTGTGCTCAAGTTTGGCCAAGTCCATCACACCATACTGATCAGTGTCTACTATGTGTATGTTCCAACCTGCTCGCACAAATGCGTTTAGTGTGGCAGGATAAGTCATTGTAGGCACAGCCACAGTAGGAATATCAGGAACACCCAGTTGTGTTCGATACCATTCGGCAATGATCTCCAGGGCTTGTGTGCCCGAGTGGCAGGTCACAGCATAGGGTTGATGATTGCGTCTAGCCAGCCAATCTTCAAACTCATAGGTGTAGTTGCCGCTCATGAGTTGCCCTGAACGCAACACAATATCTGTTGCATCCAGAATTTCAGTGCGGAGATTGTTATACTGTTTTCGGATTCCAGTAAACGGAATTGTCAAGCCACTCATAATACTTTTGGAATCCTTCTTCTACATCTACTTTTGGATCAAAACTCAAGATGGTCTTTGCACGATCAATGTTCAACGCACCGCGGCTGGGAAAGTCTGCATCTTTGTCACGCACCTCAATAGTACCCTTGCCCACAATCTTCACAATCATTTCAGCAGCTTCCAACAAACTTACTGAATGGCTCTTGGTGATATTGAATGTCATGTTGCGGCACATGATACGTGTTGCGGCAGCAACAATACCATCGGCGGCATCATCCACATAGGTAAAGTCTAGTGTTTCGTTCGCTCCATTAACTCGGAGCACTCCGCCGCGCATTGCTGTGAGCATGAATTTTGCAACGACTCGGTCTTCAACATCAAGTGGCCCATAAACAGCACTGGGGCGAATAATAACATACTCAAAATTACAACGACGAGCATAATCTTTGACAAGGTCTTCTCCACATAGTTTCATTATTCCATACTGCCCTTGCGGACGGCACGTATCATCTTCCAACACATCATCTTCAAAGTCTCCGTACACCATGCTTGAACTGATGTACACAAACCGTTCAATTTTGTGTTTTTTGGCACTCTCAAGCAAGTTGATCAACCCCTTCATCATGACATCCGCACCCAGCGCAGGGTTGGCATTGACCACTTTCTGTCGGGGGAAACTTGCGCAGTGAACGATGACTTTGGGTTGCTCTTTGCCAATCACATAGTCTACAGGACCTGCGTTTGTGATGTCTGTGTTATACACAGGATGATTATCAATCTTGGCAAGACGCTCGGCCATCAAGTAGTCTATTTCTGATTGTGGGATAATACCATACGTGGTCTTGGTGTCCATGATCACAGTTTTCTCACCACGTGCTTGTAGTCGTTGTACTATGTTGTGCCCAATGAGGCCTAGGCCGCCTGTTACTAAAAATGTCATATCATGCTCCGAGCTTGTGCTAATTCAGGAATGTAGTCAGCCAAAAGACTGCCACGTGATTTATCCAATTTATCGTTAAATTCATAAAACTTGTTTAATTTGTTTGCGTCCAGTTGATATTGATTGGTATACCAATCCAACATTGCATCCACTTGTGTTTTGCAAGATCTTCCGTTTGAATAGTACACTTGTGTTTGTGTGCATCTTTTCATGGAGTCTATTACCAAGTCAGGGCAAGGATGGTTGTATGGATTCATCATGTCATCAGCAAATCCAGCATATTGCACCAGCAGGCTTGCAGTAGGAAATTCTTGATCATAAAATTCAAAAATTTCGTGCATACGAGTAGCATTGTAAACAGAAAAAACAGTTTGCAGTCCAACTTTGTGACCATGATCCAACAGCATATGAGTATTCTTGGTCACAGTGTCGAAGTCGCTGCCCCAACGAATATAGTCGCCTACTTTTTTATAACCATCAAAACTTACTGAAAAACAAACATCAGTGAACTTGCTGAATAGTTTCATTATCTTGTCACTGAATTTCATACCGTTGGTTCCAATTACCAGTTCAAAGTCAGTATGTCCATGTGCGATGCATTTGGTCAAGAAATCATAAAATTCTGTCATCACCGTGGGTTCTCCACCTCCAACATAAATTCTTTTTACAGTGTCAAAGTCCACATGCTCAAAAGTTATGTTTGCTTGTTGATAATGCCACAGTGGAATGTTGATGGTTTTCCATTCTTTTTCAATCAAATGACTACGCACATTGTCACAAGTACGGCACATGATGTTGCATTTGTTGTTGGGACGTATTTCATAATATGCTGGGGCATCAATTTTGCTAAAGTCATCTACAGAGGTAAAATCTAATCTAGTGGTCCATTCAAGAGTTTCAAATTGTCTTGTGCTTTCTTGGCCAACTGATTCTTGTTGGTAGCAATCTTGACACCATTCAGTGACTGCTTCTCCACGCAACATTTTTTCACGCATGGCATTGTATTTGTTGTTGGTACGCCAATCTTCAATGTTGTTTACTTGGGTAAATGCGTCAAAATTTTTGGGACATACCCCTGTGCTTCCAAGATTGTCAATCAGTCCTAAAAATGGATAGAAGCAAACACTTTTGTTTTCTCTCAGCACGTTGTGCCAATAACTGATATTTTTATTGCACTCGTTGTCTCGATAAACCACATTGTGCCCAGTTTGTTCTAGATCATACATCAGTCTAAATGTTCCCACAAATGATTTCCAGTGTGGATATGATTCTTTGGCTTGATCTAACATTATGATCTGATCAAAATTCAATGCTATAGGTGCAATTGCACCAGGTGGCATGTCAGCTATACTGACATGATAGTATCCAAAATCAACAGGAACAAATGACTCGTCGGTAACAAGTCCGTGATTTACAGTCTGTTGATTTTTTGACAACTGAGAAACTTGATGATCAGTATCTTCAGTCTCGTTGCCTATGCACAAGATTTTTTGATTAAACATATTGGGGGATTGGATTGGGGGAAGTGTCAAATATATTTATTTAAATTTCAACCTAAAAAATGTTTGATTTGGCTCGCTGAGCCGGGCTATGATTTTATACCGGTGTCCATAACTGCTGTGGTCTACCTGACGAATCCAGTACGGTGCTTCCACAGCATGAGCCATCACAAACTTTCCTGCCTGGCTTTCTTGCCATTCCCAGATTGGTTGCGCCGCATACAAGTCTGGATCTTCTACATCGCCCATGGTGAACTCATGCACACAAATATCACTAAAACGTACAACATTGTTGTCGATGATTTTGTATTCCGGGTCTTGGTATTGTTTGTATTCAGAGTATAGAGTATTGATTGACATGCAACATTATAGCAAATTAATCAGGAACATGCAAGTGGGCCTTGCAATTTTTGATAGATTTGATCAGCATAAAATTGGTGTGTGATGTATCCTGGGTGTGTCCCGTCAGATCCCATATCAATAAACAGTTTATCCCAATTTCGTCCCCATAACTTGTATAACATGATAAAGTTTGGTTGATCCTTTAGATATTCGCAAACACAGTCATCTAGTAAAGATGCAATTACTAGTTTTGCATTGATCTTTTGACAAAAAGTTATCACTTGAAAAATACTGATCAGTGATTTATAAAACAAATGATCACTAGCAAGCGTGTCAGCGTTTACTAGATTATGATGTTTTGAATGTTTTTCTAATGAGTTTGCCATCACGTGAGACAGAGCATTATCAATAAAAAACGGAGTCCTGGACCAGGAGGTAACACCCCATACCACAATATCACCAGACCTTATGTCAGATCTTAAAATTTGGTCAGCAGCCCATACAATTGATGAACCACTACAGGTTAAAAAACTTGCTGCAATATTCAATTGATTGGCCAACAATTGCCCATATCGTGTTTGTTCTGTTACACCTATGCCGTGACTGATACTACATCCTGCAACCCATAGTTGTTTTTTTTGAGTTTTTCTTTGGTCTACTAAATGCAGTACCGCATCTTTATTAATTTGAACTTTGGGTTCAAAGTTTTCAACTTGGCATTTAAATCTAAATACGTTTAGATAATCTTCAGTCCAGTGTTGCATCTTACTTGTTTTTTTATGCTGGTCAGACCATTTATCTGGAGGTGCATATACAATTTTGTTTGCTTGTCTCAGTACTGAACTAAAGTTTAGTAAAGTGCTTAGATCTGCAATGCTGGTGTAGTAGGTACCTGGCGCTAAATTAGCAAAATTTTTATCTGTAATTAACTTTGCACCAGGATCAACTGCGTGACACAATATCGAAAGATATTCCCCAACATCGCCAACGTATACTGTGATCATTCACAGTTGATCTCTAATGTTGATGCCATTGGAAAGATTGCTGCAATGGCTTCTGCACAGGCTCGGGCCACTTCCTGGTGTTCTTTTTGTGTGCCGTTGGCTGATCGCAATTCAATAAAGTGGATCCATGATCGTAATGTGCCGTTCATGTACAATCGGCTTGACATCATGCCTTCGGGCAACACAGCACGGGCCTGTTCCTTGGCAATGCCATTGTCAATGGCCCAGTTGTAGGCTTCAATGGCAGCAAGTTTAACTCTAGTTTGAGCACGTTCCCAGTCCTGTGCCAGTCGACGTGCTTCAGGATTGTCTTGTACAACTTCTATGCTGTTCTGTCTGTTCTTGGGGTCTTGCAGTCGGGCTTCTCGGAATACGAATTCAAGATCCTTTGTTGGATCAGCATAACGTTGCGAAAACTCTTGGAAGCTGAAACTTCTGTGGCGAAGGATTTGCCGCGCAATATCTCTTGTTGTCGTAATTTCCATGCAAGCACTGACCATTTCAAGGGGACTCCAGTGCTGGTGTCGAACAAGATACCGGATAAGTTTTTCGCTAGTGTCTGTGTTGAATTGGTTGGAGGGATTGCTGACACGGGCGCAGTACGCAATGAGTTCCTGTGCATTGCCAATGCCTTGGCTTGCAAATTCCTTGGTAGGTTGGCTATAGCTGAGTAAGCGAACATTCATAAGTCTTTTAGTAGTTTGTCTGTTTCAGGTTGCACAATAGTGGCAATGGCACCAACGTCAAGAATAAAATCAACGTCACGCACTTGCTCACCCAGATCGGCCAAGGTTCTTGACATTACAGTTTCAATCTCATTGAAGTCAAGACCTTGACGTCGTAGCAGGTCAAGATTGATGGTGCGTTGCCGCTTGCCATGCAACTTAACCACAACTTTTTTAATGCACTCAAGTGGAACGTCTGTGATGTCTACATCATTAATAATGTGTTCCCAGCGTTCCAAGAACTCTTCACTGAACTGCATCAGCCGCTGCCTTCTTGCGACTGCGTGTTTTAGCGGCAGCGGGTTCGACAGCAGTGGCCACAGGCACAGTTTTAGCAGACTTCATGTTCACAGCAGGAAACATCTTTTGTGCTTCTTTTTTCATTCTAGCTGCTTCGGCAACCAGGCCTTTGGCGTCTATTTCCATTTTCTTGGCCTGTGCCAGCATGTTGGCTGCCAGTGATTGGTCATCCAATGCACCAGTAGCAGGAGCAACCAATGGTGCTACTATGGCCTCAGCGTCAGCAATGCGCCCTTCTTTGAATGCTTTTTCTGCTCGGCGTTTGGTAGCAGGATCTACAAAGCCAGCGTTGGCATCCAGTTCCTGCATGCGTTTGAGAGCCTCAGCACCTGATTCCATTTCTTTCACAATGCGGTTCAGTTCGTCAAGTTTGACATTGCTTTGTGCAGTGGGAGTAACAATGACCTGGTTGGTGTTGATCTTCTTCAACATGCCTTCGTTGTGCAAGGCTTGTAAAATAACTCTACCATCCGGTAACAAGTTACGATGCAATACATCTGCCAAGTTGGGACTTTGTTGACCAGGGGCTGATTCCAAAATTGTCATGATGGTATTGTGAATATGAGTTGGTAATGTTTCGGGATAAATCACCAGGCACATGTGTTCTTGGCCGGGTAGTTCTCTAAATATGATTGCAACCTTGCGGTCACCGTGTCGTCCTATGTGTTTCATTGTGATTCTCCTTGTGTGGGGTCAGCTGATTGTGCTTCAGCTTGTGCGGCCAATTGTGCTTGAGTGGCTGTTAAGAAAGCATCTAGTTTGTCGTAGATGTTGCCTACAGTGCTCATTTCGTTGGCACGAAAAGCGCCACGTGCTGTAGCGGCTTCAATTAAGTTTTTGAGTGATGCCATATCGGCCAGGGTAAGTGATGCGTTTTCCATGTAAATATTTAAGGCAACGGAATGTTGGTGGAATATTTTATGGTGTATTTTGGAAGAACTCTTCGGCTCGCCGTCGTGCTTCTGCTTCACTTGCGGCCCACACTGTGACCATGGCCGTTGAGCCTGCAATTTCAATATCAAATGGCACTGCGCCCGAAAACGCAAAACCTTCAGGAACAGACACTTTTACAATAAACTGTTCCAGGCGCTTGATCCTGTTTATGATTTGTTCAATGGTGTTCGTCATTCTTGCGCCAATCTCTACGTGCTATACGTGCTTCTTCAATGCAACGAATGATCATGGGCCATGCATACGGCGCCACAAATCCAAACATGGCACCGTACACAAACCATTCAATTTGGATCACACTATTCGTCCCATCACAGCATACATCAACGAATCTATCAAATGCTCGTATGGTTGTCTTTGTCTGCGCAGGTAGTAGATCTGCTCTACAATGTTTCGGGCATCACCATGCTGTTCCACAGGCAATGCGCCACGACGTTCTAGTTCTTCCAAGATATCGTCTGTGTCAAAATCTACTAAATCTACATCAACTTCTACTTCGGTGTACACTGTTGGCATTTAAAACTCCTTCATGCGCTTAATATCTTCATGCTTGACAATTACGACATTCTTTACAACACCTTCGTATTTAATAGGCAAATCCAAGTGTATGCTGATCCTGGGCCCTTGCACCGGACTGATCAAGGTGTCGTTGCCCACACTACCTGCAAAAGGAATACCATTCCAGTGACCGAATACCCTGTCGCCTATTGAGTACTCGGGCCGGTATCCAGTGCGTTCAAAGTATTGGGTCTGGTTGCCCATATCAGTCTCTCCACATCAAATAAGTTTTCATTTTGTAAACCTCGGCATGCCAGCAGGTGAACCGGCGTAACGAAAACTTGATAGCATGGGCAACAGACCCTCCAGATCCTCTGCAGGATGACGTTCAATCACAGTCATAGCATCACCGTCTTTAAGAATAAAGTACAGCTTGGTTGTACCTTCTTCAATTTGATTTTGAAAAATGTGTTCTAAATCTTCTATAGTCATTGTTGTTGTACACAAAACAAGTGTGCATTTAGTCCACGGTCTTTTAATATTTTAGAAAGGTCTCTACATTCTTGATATGTTTTGACCTCAGCCAATTGAGTGAACTTTATCTCAAAAGGCGCTACATCCATGGTAAGTGCAATGATCAAGGCCCACATATTACTTGTTCATCATTAATGCGTTGAAATTGCTAGGTACAACAATGGTCTGCACTTGACCGTTCTTGATACCTTCAGAGATATTCAACATGGCCTGTGCTTGCATGAACGCAATACTTGCACCTGAGTTGTTGGCCAGTGCTGCCATACGTCGGCTTTCTGCTTCGGCAGTCTTAACTTCAACTTCCTTCTGCTTCAACTCATTCTTGCTACGAACCAAGGCATTGGCACTCTCAACCACTGTGTCGCTGGGCAACACATTGCGAATCATCACCTGACTGATGGTGATTGAACCATCCAGTTTTTCTTCACCAAGATTGCGAGCAATTTCCTCTTTGATGTAGTTTTCCATGTCAGTGCGATTGTCTGCCATGTCCAAGGCTTCGTACTTGCGAGCTGCTTTGTAAATGGCATTGCGAGCATTTTGCACAATGTAGTTGTACATCACATAGGTGTCACCTTTGAACTCAGCGTGGAAACTTTTGTTCTTGGTTGCGTACAATTCACTCACTTGTTGTGGGTTGATGTTGTACACAACCACAGCATCAAAGTCTTTCATTGTTGAGTTGTCTTTGGCCACAGGAGTCATGTTCTCCAATGTGACATTAACGTCCTTGATAGGGAATGTGAGCACATCACCAATCATGGTTTGGTTGAATGATCCGGGCAGCAATTCGCCAGGCTGAATCTGGCGGTCAAAGCCCACTCGCACACCCACCTCACCGGTTTCAATACGAGTACAACCTGTGGCAAGAACAGCGGCTGCAAGAATAGAGAGAGTCAAAATACGTTTCATGTTTTTCCTTTAAAATAAAACAACAATTACAATCAACGACACTACGGTCACCAATGCACACATTATACTATACATCAACAATTTAGTCAATGCCAATTGGTCTTGACCAGTCATATTCCTAACGGCTTTGATACCAAAAAAGACTAGACCAAACACAAACAAAAATGCCAGTATGATTTTAATCATGATTTAACTCCAAAATGTTCTCGAATTCGTTTGTTCATACAGATACATCCAAGTTGTGGCCTAAAAATTTACCGTATTGATATAACCCATATTCCACTCGTCTTTTGAGGCTGAGATATTGATTGATTTCTGCAATGTATTTTGCCTCTTCATGATCCTGGAAACTTGCACGATTCTTTTGCCAATCACTACGTTTGACATCATAGTGTTCATCAAGTTTGTCGTAATGCTGGTCTGCCAGTTGTTCATTTCTATCAGCTCTGCGACCGGCCATGGCAGAGGTGTTGAGTACAGGCATTACGGATGCACTAGCAATAGATATATTCACGATTCAACTCCCGGGTCCAATGTGCAACAAAAACGTCACGGTCTTGACTGCTTCTAAACCAAAATGCAGTGGGATCCACATAGTATCTAAGACCGGGTTCCTCAACCTTCACAGTTTGTCCCACAATGCCCCGAACTCTTCGACCTGCAGGACCAAATGCTTGTTCGGTCCACTCAATCATACTGGCACCGTGTTGCATTCTTATAGGCAACAGTGGTCTCACTGTATGGTATGGTTCATTGTACAAGGACCTTGTTTGACATAACAGATTGTGATTGTGTGTCATTCTTCAACTCCTTCAACTTTTTCTACTGGGTGGTCAGGTATATTTTCAGTGTCGCCGTCTTGTGCATGTACAAATCCCAACGCCAACAGCTCGCGCTCTTCGGACCTGGTGCAGTGGGCACGGAACACAAACACTCTCAATGTAAGATTATCTCGGCTATAGTAGATTCTATAACTCACACGTTCCACATTCAATATTTTGGCAAGATCAACTCCATTAAAACTTTCAGGCCAATCTTGATCCACACTGTCCCGTTTTTTCTCGTAGTAGAAATCCTGCATACGCTGTATGGCAGAATCTCGGCCCCAAAATGCGTTTTGCTCACACCATGCCGTCTTGCGGTCCAGCATTTCTGTTGTGATTTCATTGGTCATTCCGCAACTCCAAAATGTTCTGCTAACCATTTCCTTGCTTGAAAACGTGCTATCAATTGATGCTCACCTGGATCTAAAACATTCATACATTCCTTCACAATCAACTCGGCGAACTTTTCTTTGTCAAAAGACTCAATCTCAGTACCAAGCCCACCATTGTGATAGACAGTGGCCTGTTCAGCAATTTCTCTAATTCGTTCGTTCATACTGGATCCTCAATTCCAAAGTGTATGTCCTGCAAAACTTGTGCGGCATCATCATAACCATTGCCGCGCAGGGTCTGGATGTTGTCTCTCACAATCAACAGGGCGAACTTTTCTTTGTCAAAAATTTCAATGTCGTATAATCCTTCAGTAAGGCCTTCTTTGAAACAAGTAGCCTCATCTGCAAGAGCTTGAATTCGTTCGTTCATTCCGGCACTCCTCAATCTTGTTTGCTCTCGTCATAGTAGGCATGTGTGCCCCAGGGTGGAACAATGGTTGTGGTGCCATGCAAGATCCAAGTGGTGTCGCAGTACTCGGCATCACCCCATGAACCAAACGGGTAGCCGTCTGTGAACACGATGAGTCGGCGTGGTGTGATCTCTTGATCTTTCAAGTAGGTAAAGATACAATCAAAATCAGTACCGCCACCACCAGACACTTCGTAGTCAATCATGCTGTCAAGATTGTCCGAGTCATATTGCGCAGGGTTGTAGCAGTCAGTGTCAAACGTTGCCACATGAATCTTGTATGACGGGAACGAGTCCATGATGCCCTGGATTTCACTCAAAAAGTCTCTCAGCATGTCCTGGCTGATTGAGCCCGATGCATCCAGCATCACAGCAACATCAATCATTTCGTCGGGCTTTTGTCCGGGCATGACAGCATCCATGTGCCAACCTTTGCGGCTGGCCCGCATCCATGTGTAGTCGGCTTTGATTGTGCTTTCCAGATTCATGCGCAAAATCTCACGCCAGTTCAACTGGGGTTCTGTAAGTTGCTGAATCAGGCGCTTGACGCCTGCGGGCAAGTTGCCAGCACCGTCCACAGTAGCGGCAGCCGCCAGCATGGCTTCTTTGATCTCGTCCTTGATGGCCTGCTTGTCCTCGGCGCTGAGTCGGGGGCGACCCTTGCCTTCACCTTCTTGATCTCCGTCGCCGTCACCTTCGCCGTCCAAGTGCTCGTCAATCATTTG